TTTAACGCTCAACAGGCTAAGAACGTTTTCTTTAAAGGTTTCAAATCAAAGATTGAAAGATCCCCGTGGTTTGCTGGTAAGTATGAAGCAAAGGTAGACTCTATTGGTTTTGATAAATCTGTTACAGTTTACTCTGGACACTCTGAGCGTGAATCTCATGAGGGTTTAAATCTTTTGCTTGCAGTGCTCGACGAGATTTCTGGGTTTGCATCCGAGGTTGCAACTGGTAATGAGCAGGGTAAGACTGCTGACAACATCTACAAAGCATTTCGTGGATCAGTAGATTCTCGCTTCCCTGATCTTGGCAAGGTAGTTCTTCTATCATTCCCACGCTATAACGGAGACTTTATTTCTGAGCGGTATGAAGCAGTAATCGCTGATAAAGAAGTAGTAACTAAAACACATAGGTTTATTATTAATCCACTACTTCCAGATGATGATAAAGACAATTGGTTTGATATTACTTGGGACGAAGATCACATTAAATCTTATAAGTATCCTGGAGTTTTTGCTATTAAAAGACCTACATGGGAAGTAAACCCAACAAGAAAGGTTGATGATTTTAAGATTGCTTTTATGACAGACCTTGGTGACGCAATGATGCGTTTTGCTTGTGTTCCTACATATGCATCAGATGCTTTTTTTAAACAAGCAGACAAGGTTCGTGCCTGTATGACATCTAGAAATCCACTGGATCAATTCAGAAGATTTGAAGAAAACTTTAAGCCAGACCCAGATAAGGTTTATTATGTTCACGCTGACCTTGCACAGAAGCATGACAAGTGTGCTGTTGCTATTGCACATGTTGAAAAGTGGGTTAATGTTCAGGTAATTAAAGACTATGAGCAGATATCACCTATTGTTGTTGTCGATGCTGTAGCATGGTGGGAACCAAAAGTAGAGGGGCCAGTCAATCTTTCAGAGGTAAAACAGTGGATACAAAATCTACGGAGACTTGGATTTAATATAGGGTTAGTTACCTTTGACCGTTGGCAGTCCTTTGATATCCAGAATGAGTTGCAGGCGGTAGGAATGAGAACAGAGACAGTTTCTGTAGCCAAGAAGCATTACGAAGATATGGCTATGCTTGTATATGAGCAAAGACTAGTAATGCCTGCTATCGAACTTTTGTTTGAAGAACTAACAGAACTTAAGATTATGAAAAATGACAAGGTTGATCACCCACGCAAAAAATCTAAAGACCTTGCTGATGCTGTGTGTGGATCTATCTTTGGTGCGATATCCTATACACCCAGAGATCAAAACCTTGAAGTCGAGGTTCATACATTTAGAGGACAGCCCCGCAGAGTTGACACGCTCCCTGAGAACGTGATACAATATAAACCTAACCAAATAGAAGATATAAAAGACTATCTGGATAGACTAAAAACACTATAAACAATGAATAAAAGGAGAAAAATGAATTCATTTAAGAAGGTCGCATTAGTTATGACTGCAGTCATGACTTTGGGCATGGTCGCCATAGCACCTGCAAATGCTAACACCATGTCAGTTGTAGCATCCACATGGAATGCTTCAAAAGCAGGTGGCGCAGGATATGACACACCAGCAACTGCTGGAACTGCACTAACAACTGCAATCGTACGTCCAGTACCTGCAGACAACACAATTGACAACACAGATGTTGTACAGTTGGTAGCAACAGTAACTGCTGGAACAAATGTAACAGCAACAGCAACAAATGCAACAATTGTTTCTGCACTACACTCATCTGCTGCACCAGTAGGAGCATCTTCAGGTTCTTCAACCTTGACAGTTGCAACTGGTACAGGAACAACTGCAACATTCTTTGTCTACACAAAGACAACAGCAATTGGAACAGTTGTAATTACAAATGGTCCAGTAACACTAACATACTATGTACAGGGTACTGCTGGTCTAATTAACAACCTAACAGTTTCTGCACCTGCAACAGGTGCTGCTGGTACAAAGCAAGACATTACAGTAACTGCAACAGATGCATTTGGTAATAAGGTATCTGGAAAGTCAATTACTGCAACAGTATTTGCTTCAACAGCAACAATGGATACAGCAACAGCAACAACTGGTGCTACACTTTCAGACTTTGGAGTTGCAACATTTAAGGCAACTCTTCCAGCATCTGGAACACGATCACTTATTACTTTTGCACCAACAACATCAACAGATGCAGTTGCAGCAGCAGTAGTGGGATTGACTGCTCCAACACTAGCACCATTTGCAGAAATTGCAGTTCGTGATCTAGTATCAGAACTTGCTGCTGAGAAGGCTGCTAAGGATGCAGCACTTGCTGCTAAGGCAGTTGCAGATGCTGCAGTTCTAAAGGCTGCTGCGGATGCAGTTGCTGCTAAGGCTGCTTCAGATGCTGCTCTTGCAGCAGAGAAGGCTGCTTCAGCAAAGGCATTAGCAGATGCAAAGGTCGCTTCAGACAAGGCACTTGCTGATGCAAAGGTTGCTTCAGATGCAGCACTTGCTGCAAAGGATGCACAGATTGCTAAGTTGACTGCAGATAACGCTGCAGCAATCAAGTCACTTAAGGATGCTTTCAACAAGTTGGCTCGCCAATGGAATGCAAAGAATCCAAAGGCACGAGTTACTTTAGTTAAGTAATTAACATAACAACTGGGGGAGTGGGGAAACCTGCTCCCCTTTTTGTTTTGAAGTGATATAATTAAGTATGTTTAATTTAATGGAAAACGCAAAGCAAAACGGTGAAGTTCTGACTGTTGAAAAATATCATACATCAGAAATCACATGGGAAGATGTAGCAAAATTTTTATACAGTGAGTCACTCATACCAAATGAAATCCTTAAGGATAGAATTTTAAATCAAGGCGGTGCCTTTAGAGGTAATGTTGAAATTCAATCAGGTCTATGGTTTGCCCCACAAGGCAGAAAATCAATATTTAATCATTTTGAAGGTGTAACTGAATTATTATATAAATTAAATAAATCTGTAGACAACACTAATTGTGATTATTATGAAGCCAAACCATGTAACTGTAGCAGTGATTGGCACCTGCAAGGAATAAGAATATCAATGACCGATAGGGTTACTGGTTATCATCAAGATACAGTCGATGCAATTTTTTGGCAAATACTTGGAACATCTTTATGGGAAGTAGATCAAAAAGAAACTTATGAATTAAAGCCAGGAGATATAGCCTATTTGCCCACAGAAACAGCACACAAGGTTTGGGGTGTTGGCCCAAGACTAGGGCTAATAATTGACAATCTTAACACTAAGTATTTAAAATAAAAATGCTATAATTATCCTATTAGTTGTGGAGGCTGAAAGGATAATTAAAAGATTAACACGAATAACACTTGCAACCTTCTTAGCCTTTGGTTGGCTTCTAATAGCCCCTACAGAGGCTCATTCTGATGATCCTATAGCAATAGGTGCCCAAAGGATAGAAGTCCTCAATGAGAAGGTCTCAGACCTTAATGATAGTGCTGAATTAGTCTCCCTTATTGATGTGGCACAGGGCAAGTATGATGATGCCGTAATTGCCAGGGATAACAAAATCTCAGCAGCAGAAGCATACGACGAAGCGGTAGAGACAGAAGCAGAATCCCTGTCAACCCTCAATACAAAAATATCAAACCTTTCTTTAGCCCAGTCAGCAGTAGATGGGCAAACAGCCACAGTAGCAATAGCCCTTAATGAAAAGAACTCTGCCCAAGAAGCACTTAACATAGCAAACATTAATCTTCAAACAGCCCAGACAAATATGCAGTCTGCTGGAGGCCAAGGTTTACAGTATACAGTTTATTCTGGAGTAAGGCAATATTCATTTTTATGGTTAAGCAATCAAATGGTTCCAGATCAAATTTTATGTACTGGTATATGGAATTCAAATTCTATGAATCTTCCAGTTTGCGGAAATAGGTATGAAAATTTTGTTGTTAAATTTACTGGAACCATAACCGTGCCCTCACATTGGACTGAAACAAAATTTGCAGGTTATACGGATGATGGATTTAGAATGTATGTAAATGGTCAACTTGCAGTTGATAATTGGGTCGAACAAGGAGCAAGATGGAGTGCATATTCTCCAATATATGATGTTAGTCAAAATAAAACATTAAATGTAGAAATTTGGTGGTATAACGGAGGAGGTCCAGGATCTTATCATCTTGGATGGGCAATTCCTGGAGGATGGACTGGAGCAGGATGCGACTATACTGGTGGATGGGGAGTAGGATTTAGTTGTAATCTTGGAACATTTTCTTCTGGTCCAGGTGCAACTCAGGAGCAAATAGATGATTATAACGAAGCACTTGCAACAAGAAATGCAGCGCAACAAGAATACAATAGCAGATCACTTGCATATACACAAAGTTCTTCAACATTAACTAATCTACAGAATGACTTAGAATTAGCACAGGATGAAAAAGATGCTGCAGAAACCGCATACGAGATTGCACAATTAAACACTGCTTTAGCCTTAGCAGCAAAAGATAATGCTATTGAAAATTATAATAATGCAATTGAAGATATGAATGATGCCATTACTGCTGCTGAAGAAGAGTATGAGGCTCAATGGGATTTTGAAGAGAAACAGAGGATTGCTGCTGCTATTGCTACTGCCCTTGCAAACCAACCACAGCCAACACCTACACCAGAGGTTACAGTAGAGCCTACACCAGAACCAACTCCAGAACCATCAACTGAGCCAACAGAGGAACCTACTGAGGAACCCACCCCAGAGCCTTCTCCAGAGCCTACCAATGAGCCTACAGAAGACCCTAAGCCAGAGCCAACTGAAGAACCAACCCCAGAACCAGAACCAACAGATGAGCCAGTTGTAGACCCAACAGAAGAGCCAACCCCTGAACCCCAACCAGAGCCAACACCTGAACCAGAACCAACAACTAATCCTGAAATAGAAGATGAAGAATTGGCTGAACTTATTCCTGAAAAAGGTACAGGAACAGCAGAAGATTTATCTGGAGTTATTGCTAATCTTACAAGCAAAGATAATAAGTTAGTTACACTTTCACCTGAGCAAGTGGCAGCAGTTAGCCAAACTCTTAACTCTTTGACCCAAGAAGCAAAGGCAGAGGTAGCACAAGACTTAGGTATCAAGGCATCAGAAGTTGAAAAGATTGCAGAGGCAATGAAATCTGATCCTGCAATTGCTACAGCGTTTGTAGAGTTTGAAAGTAGAGCAGCAGAAGCGGGGGACTCAGTAATGCCATTCACATTAGCAGATGCTATCACTGAAGTACAAACAGAAGCATTCTTGGCAGATCCACTTGGAGCATTAACAGATATAGACTTTGATAAATTATTAAGCCCTACAGATTGGGGTAAAGATATGACAGATGACCAAAGAGAGAAGGTCCAAGAGGTGGTCATTCCTGTTATTTTGGTAGGAAATATTGTTAGTTCAGTTATGTCACTAAGGAGGTTATAATATGAACATGATTAAGAAGATAGTTAAAGGACTCTTTAAGTGGTTTAAGGCTGCTGTAATTGAGAGTATTGCCCAGATATTTACCATCCTTGGCTTCTTTATTGCTTGGCTTACCCTTACAGGTACCGCCCAGCAGGTAGTGGGGGTAGCCACATTAATATCAATTGCCCTGTGGCTTATTACCATACCGCTTCGTGAAGATAAAGAATAGTTGGTATAATACAAGTATGAAGATCCGTAATATTTTTTTATCGTGTATACTTGTATTAGGCCTTGGTGGCTGCGGGTATGACGGTCACTATCGCTATCCTTGCCAGGATCCAGTAAACTGGGAAAAGGCAGAATGTAAGCCACCACTTTGTGAGGCTACAGGAACTTGTACAAAAGACTTGATAGGAAAACAGGATGAGTAAGCAAAGATTAACACCGCAGGATCTTGATGCACGACTAAAGTTTATTCTTGGTTGTACACTTGGAGCAATTTTATTATTTACAGCGTTAGGTATTTTATACGCACTTATATTCGTAACACAACCAATTGGAGCACAATCAGAAAATGATAAGATGTTTTTCAATGTGCTTGGTTCAGTTGCTACATTTATCACAGGAACACTTGCAGGACTATTAATTGGTCAAAGTGGTGCTAAAGATATTATGCAAGCACAGATAGATAATAAAAAAGTAGATTCAGAAGTCAGAATGGCAGAAGATAAACTTGATGCAGAGTTAGATGAAGTAAGAGCAAGACTTGCTGCCAAACCAGACGGTGCAATGCCAGCAGAGCAACCAGTAGATACTAATTGGGATAAGGAGTAAGTAATGGCACAAGATGATTTTCCAGTACCAGCAGCAACAGAAAAGGCTCCACAAGGAACTGCTGCTCGCCTTATTCAAGTTGCTAAATCTCAGGTAGGATATATAGAGGGTCCAAAAGATAACGAAACTAAGTACGGTGCTTTTATGAAGGCCAACTTCCAACCATGGTGCGGAAGTTTCGTCAACTGGTGTGCGTCAGAATCTGGCGTAAAGATTCCTAATACTGTCTACACTCCAAGTGGTGCACAGGCTTTTAAGAAGGCTAACTCATGGATTGATGGAGATTTAGCAGATCCAGAGCCAGGAGATATCGCCTATTTTGATTTCCCATCAGATGGCGTCGATAGAATTTCTCACGTAGGAATTGTTATTGAAGATAACGAAGATGGAACTGTATGGTGTATTGAAGGAAACACTTCTTCAAAGAAATCAGGAAGCCAAAGAAATGGTGGAGAAGCCTGTAAGCAACTTCGTGCTTTTAAGAAAAATAAAGCAGGAGTTCAAGTTTCTATCGTAGGGTTTGGTCGTCCTAAGTTTGGCGGTAAAGCAGCAGCAAAATCCACTACAAAATCTGAGCCTAATAAGACTGTTAAGAATACTAAAACATGCTCAGAATGTGGACAAACAATCAAGTAATTGACACATTTTTACTTTAATGCTATACTGAATAGTAAATATAGGAAGGCATATCATGACTTGTATTGCTGTTGTACGTCACGAAGATAAAGTCTATATGGCTGGAGATCGTGGAGCATCAGATGATGGTACTATTCTAGCACTTGAGGCACCAAAAGTTTGGAAGATAGGCCCGTACCTTATTGGATATGCTGGATCAATGGACGGAGAAAGAATCCGTTACAACTTTAAACCAACTGCTCCAAACATTAAAGACACAGATAAGTTTATGCAGACTAGATTTATTAAAGAACTAAAAGAATTTTACAACGAGTTCTGGGTTGATACATCTAAAGATGGAGACCTTGGTTTGATTATTGCTATTCGTGGTGAGATATATGAACATAGTTCTGCAGATATGTCTTTATCTAAATATACACTTCCATACCTTGCTATGGGTTCTGGTGCAGAGTATGCTTACGGTGTCTTGTATGCAACAGATAAACAAAAAAATGCAAGAAATCGTGTGCACTCTGCTGTAAGCGCAGCAATAAAATTTTCTCCATCCTGTATGGGTCCTATTGACATAGTAAGCATTTAAGGATATACTAGAGGTATGAATCATATGGGTATGGAAGATCTTTCTCCAGAGGAGCAAGAGTTTGGTATCTGGTTACAGAACGGCATTGAGAGAGGCTGGATCAGTGACCCTTATTGCCACACGCATGACGGTGGCTATGAGTATATGAGTGAAGAAGAAATAGAAGAATGGGAAGCAGGAGGCGACCCATGCGAACACGTAATAAGAATATTCATCTAACAGAAAGGTAACACAATGAAAAAAGTACTAATAGTATTACTATCAGCAGTAACAATTTTTGCACCTATGCAGGTTGCAAAAGCAACAGACGAAAGAGTAGTTGCAATTATTGACACAGCAATTGACTCAAGTAAGTTTCCCTCAATTATTTATGAGGTATGCTTTACTCAAAACAAATCATGTCTAAATAAAACAAATTTTATGGAGGGTAAAGGATCTGCAAATTCTTTAATTTGGCCAGCATCTATGCTAAATAGCGTTTACCATGGTCACTCTATGGTCGCAGCATCAGTTAATACTAATCAAAACATTAAGATTGTATTTGTTAGAATTGCAGACATTACAGCACAGGGTAACTCAGGAAACCAGACACAGTCTTTAGCCTTAGCAATTGACTGGGTATCTAAGAATGCATCTAAATATAGCATTGATGCACTTTCAGTAAGTCAATCACGAGTTAATTGGACAACATGTCCTACAGATGTTATTATTTCTAATGCCATTAAAACATTAGAAACACAAAATATTCCTACATTTATTGCTACTGGTAATGATAGACTTACAAATAAGGTTGGATTCCCAGCATGTGTAAATGGCGCTATTGGAGTTGGTGCTGTTGACGCTAATGGAACTACATTCCATGCAGTCACAAACAGAGGTCCTGGCTTAGATATTGTTGCAAATGGATCAATGGATGTTGTGAGATACAATGGCACAGTTGCTACTGCTTCAGGAACATCTGTAGCAAATGTAGTTGCAGCAACAAAATATGTTAGCCAAACAAATATGTTTTCTCAGTTCATCGCTGGGTTAACTAAATTTTTAACATATCCATTTATTAAGTAAACAAAAGTCCTAGGCAAGACTAAAAACTGCCTACAATAAAAATAGGAGAAGATAATGGAATCAATTAAAAAAATTTCTTTAAAGGCAACTTGTTACACTATATATCATATAACCGTTGCTGCTTTAATTTTTTCTACTGTAATATATTTTATTACTGGAAAATGGGAGTATGAGTATTTTGAAAAATTAGGCATTGGACTTTTGGGATACTTTATCTGGGAAGTTGTTGGCTACAGTATTTTCGAAATGATTTGGCCAAAAATTCAAAAATTCTTTGGTGCAATTATGTCTAAACTTAGAAAAAAGGTAAAATAATGCGTATTAAGATTATTAGATTTATTGTTAAGGCATTAGGGTATGAACTGAGCAACGCTCCAAGAGGGATTCAAACCTGGCAATTAAGAAAGAAGAAGTAATGCCTTCATATGAATATGACTGTATGCCTTGTGCAAAACGGTATATTAAAGAAAGATCTATAAAGGAAAGCGACCCAGGGTACACCTGCGAAACTTGCAATGCTACCCTGGTTCGTGTATACTCTAATGTAGGAGTTACATTCAACGGCTCTGGTTTTTATCAAACTGATAATAGAAAGGTATAATATGTTTAGTATGCTCAAGAATAAGGAAGAAGAGAAGGTATGGCTTCTTGATGCCAATGATCGCTGTGACAGATGTGCTGCTCAGGCGTATGTTAAGGTTGTTGGTAAGTCTGGGTCGTCCCTTTTGTTCTGCGGACATCACTACAATAAGGCAATGGATAATGCAATTGGATATGACAATATGATGAAGTTTGCCTTAGAAATTCTTGATGAACGAGATAGACTAATCGAAAATAGATCAGAAAATTAATTAGAGGATAACAATGAATATCTTGGGTAAAGATTATGAAAAAGTGCTTTATGTTCACATACCTAAAACTGCTGGATCGTCCATCACTAAGGTATTACAGGACAATAATTTAGACAATTGGATAAGAGCATATCCAAGGCACCACGATCCATATTTTTATTTAGCACAGGCAAACAATGTTGATGATAAGGTATTTTCATTTTCTACCATTCGAAATCCTTATACTCGTACATATAGTTCTTTGCATCAATATAATAGAGCAAACAAAACTAATCTATCTTTTATGGAATATCTTAATAATATATTAGAAAAAAGAATATCCAAGATCAGCCCCTTGATACATCTACCACAAGCGTGGTATGTAACAGATTCAAATAATAATATATTAGTAACAAAGTTATATAGGTTTGAAAATATTAAAGAGTTAGAGCAAGATCTTAACTGGGAGATAGGCTCATACCATATAGGAAATTACACTAAAGATATGTATATAGAAGCATATACAGATGTTGCAATAGATATTGTAAAAAAGTTTTATGCAATAGACTTTTCTTTATTTGGATATTCTACCAACTTTGAAGAGACATTGGAGCAAAGATGAGAAAGTCAGAAGAGGATTTTAATTTAAAGAAGCATGCCGAATATGATGTTTCAGAATTGCATGATTATGTAAATAATTTTTCAGATGAGTGGTTGCTGGATACAAGCAGACAAAATAGACCAAATACACCACACACACAAACCAATACATACTATATTTATACCAGCAGTATTCACTGGAAGCACGAGGAAAAGTTTGTCACTAATAAAATATCTCAAGATGAAAAACTCCTACAACTAGTAGAGCCAATAGTCAAAGATTTAGAAAGAATACATAATGGTGTTCGTGGCAATGTGCTTTTAATTAAACTTAAGGCAAAAGAAGATGTTGCTATGCATGAGGATACTGGGGATTACTTGATGATGTCCCGCAGAAACCATGTGCCAATCATTACTACTGGAGATGTAGTATTTGGAGTTGGATCTGAACGCATTGGTATGAAAACTGGCGAATGTTGGGAAATAAATAATTACAGATTTCACTGGGTAGATAACAATAGTGAAATAGATAGAGTTCATTTATTGATAGACATCATGCCATACGAGATAATAGGAGATAATCATGTACGAATATAGAATAAAAAATGTAATAAAGGTAGTTGATGGAGATACTATCGATGTAGATATAGACTTAGGAATGAATACAGTTAGAGCAAACGAAAGGATTCGTCTTGCTGGTATAGATACTCCAGAATCAAGAACAACAGATAAGGCTGAAAAGGCATTAGGTATTGAGTCTAAAGAGTACTTGAAATCAAAGTTAAAAGATGCTAAACTTATAGTAATAAAGACTGAACTTCCAGATTCTACAGAAAAATATGGTCGTATGTTGGGATGGCTATATCTTGATGGTAATACCATTTCTGTTAACGATCAGATGATTGAGGACGGATATGCGTGGGGTTATCTTGGAGATACCAAGGTAAAAGATTTTTCTGCTCTTGCCAAGCAAAGAGAAATTGCAAAAAAGAAAGCAAAATAAATGGATGCTAGAACTAATGCTTTAGTAGAGCATTTGGTTTTACAGGGCGGTATCGAAATCGAAGATATTGATATTGAAACTGGTGAAACATACTACACTATAACCGATAAGTTAAAAGATATGGCTCCAGAGTTATACAAGGAATTAGATGATCAGTTTAAACATCATCTTTTTGTTCTTGGTAAGCGTGGTCCAGAGTCAATGATTTGGAGAATAAGGGGTTAAAATGGAGATAGAAGATTTAATTTTAAGTGGTGCAATAGAGCCAGCAGGGGTAGATCCTGAGACTGGTGAAATGCTATATAATTTTACGGATAAGTTAAAAGATGTTAGCCCTCTTTTACATCAAGAGGTAAATAATGCTTTTAATTCGCATGTTATGAGACTGTGGGAGTTAGGAATGGTAAGCATGGACGTTACTGCTAAAAATCCACTGGTTCAGTTAACAGAAAAATCTTTTGATCCTGATTTAATATCTCAGTTAAATGATGAAGAACTGTATACGTTAAAGGAAATTAAGAGAAACTTATTAAGACAGTAGTATAATTGTCCTGGTGATACAATGGAATATATTATAGGATTTTTATCTGCTATTGTTTTTGTATATTTTCTTGTCCGTATTCAAAATAAATATGATGTACTAAGGGTAAGGCTAAAATTTTCTAAGGCTACTCAGAGTAGAAACCATTATTTATTTGAAAGGGATGTTGATGTTGTACAGAAAAAGAAAAAAGAAGTAAATAGGCAATCTGCAAAACATGATAAAAATGTTAATATCAGGGTAATAATCATGGACAATCAGGCCTATTGGATTAAGGATAATGTTTTTTATACTGCAGAACTTAACCATGGTATTGTTGATAAGGAAACTACAAAAGAAGTTGACACAATGACCATGAATAAGGTACAATTAGATAAAATGATATTCATCATTGATAGATTAAGAGAAGAGGCTTTTGATGATCGTTGGGGTTCAGGGTACTAGTGGTTTTAGTGACTACCAGGTTTTTCTTCGTGCCGTAGGCGTTGCTTTATCAAGTATGGCCGAAGATGACGAATACTTTTATATATACACTGCTGGTCCAGCAAATGTAAATAAGATGGTTATGGAGTTTGTAAATGTTTCTGAAAAAGGAATGAAGTCCCGTGGTAAAAAAATTAAAATGTTTAAGGTAGCACCACAGTGGATGTCAGAAAATATTTTAGATATTAATTATTTTGTATTTTTATCAAAGCCAAAAGAAAATGCATCAAAGTTAGTAGCACAAGCACAATTAAATAATATCGAAGTCGGAATATTTCAATACTAGGAGAAAAATGATAGTAAAAGAATTAGAGCAAATGGAAAAAATTGTATCCAAAAATAGGAATTTGTTTTGGGATGGATGGACTGTAGTTAGTATATATAAATCTGATAAGGCTAAAACATCAAAGAGCGGAATGTATGTAAATGGTAACTGGTGTATGTCAAAAAGATTTGAGCCGAATAGGAATGGTTGGGATATTCCAGAAAGGCTAGTGCTGGGGTATGCACAAACTTAAATGGAAAGACGATGCTTCTTGTTTAGATTATGATACAAATTTATTTTTTGAGAAATACGAAGAAGAAGAGTTATTAAGACCAGCAATTGATGCCTTGTGCATTGAGTGTCCAGTAGTACAGACATGCTTTGCTGTAGGGGTATCAAGCAAAGAATATGGTGTTTGGGGCGGTATTTATTTGGAAGCAGGAGCAATCTCAAAAGAGTTTAATAGCCATAAAACAGAAAGTGATTGGGGCAATACATGGAAGCACCTTACTACTGAAGAAGGCTACAAATGAATAACAAAGAGTATTTAGATTTTATAAGAAAAAAGAATAAAGAAATCTTATCAAAATGTTATTATTGTGATGGTTTTGCCATAACTATAATTGCTGATGGTTATGCCATTAAGCCTGTCTGCAAAGAGCATGATAGTCGATCATTTGATATAATGGAAGAAGACATTAACACAATATTCGAGAAACAGAGGGACTTTGAATGATTATTCAGATTATAGGTCTTCCAGGATCAGGAAAGACTGAACTGGCAAAGGCACTAAAGGAACGCATTAATGCTATTCATCTAAATGCAGATGAGGTTCGTGCTACAGTAAATTCTGACCTTGGGTTTAGTCATGAAGATAGAATTGAACAGGCAAGAAGAATGGGTGAGATGGCTCGTCTTATTGCAAAGCAGGGAGTCGCTCCAGTAATTGTTGACTTCGTTTGCCCTACAGAATTAACTCGTGCAGCATTTGGAAAGCCAGATATTTTAATTTATATGGAAACAATTGAAGAGGGTAGATTTGAAGATACTAACAAGATGTTTGAAACCCCAACCAACTTCGATATGGCTTTTATTAGTCACGAGTGGGATCCAAACGAAAAGGCAACAGAGATAATCAAACAATTTAATTTACACGACTGGTCAGCACCTACTACTCTTATGCTGGGTAGGTATCAGCCATGGCACGAAGGCCACCACGCACTTTACAAAGAGGCGGGGAAGAGAACAGACCAAGTACTTCTTGGAGTCCGTAATACATACAATACAAGTGAGAAGGATCCACTTAAGTTTGATCAGGTAAAAGAATATATTGCCAAGGACGAATTTATGGATGGCGCAATGGTACTAAGACTTCCTAATATTACTAACATTGTATACGGCAGAGATGTGGGATACAAGATTGAACAAGTAGATTTGGGGGCAGAGATTCATGCTATTTCTGCTACGCAAAAGCGTAAGGAAATGGGTATTTAAATGTTAGAGAATGGTATTGCAGTTGCTGTTTCACTTATAATTGCACTTGTTGCGGTTTATGTTATAGATAAAAAGTTTGGTGGACCAGAAGATAGCGATACGTTCCTATGACAGTAACTAAGTCTAGGTCATTTGCCAAAGCATTAAGTTATCGTATTTGGGGAACAGTATCTTCGGTTGCTGTTGTATATATTTTTACAAGAGATGCAACACTTTCTGCTAATATTGCTTTTTGGGAAACGGTAATTAAAGTATTTATTTACTATGTACATGAGCGTGTATGGAATAAAATCAAATGGGGTAGAAAATAATGTATACAGATTCTATGCGTAGAGCATTTAAGTCCTTAGATCATTTTTGCCCTAAAGGCTTTAGTTTAGAGTTAGTGGATAATGATAGTTTTATTACTGTTCGTGCATCAGAAAAATCTTTTATGTCACTACTTGACGAAGATAAGCGTCGTGCTGTAGAATATATGATAAGAGTCAAAAAGGCACTTGAGGATAATGGAGCAATTGTCCTATTAGTTCGTGAAGGCGGTAAAGAATAATGCAAACATTTTTACCATCAGCAAATGCAGCAACCTCTGCTCGGTTTCTTGATAGCAAGCGTTTAAACAAGCAAATACTTGAGTGTTACCAAATACTTAATGTCTTGTCTGGTAAGTCTAAGGGTGGTGGCTGGCGAAATCATCCAGCAGTTCTTATGTGGAAAGGCTATGAGCGTGGCTTATGGCAGTATGTTCAGGCTATGATTCGTGAGGCTAAGTTGCGAGGTATTCGTACAGAAAACAATGAAGCCAATCTCAATACTTTAAAAGACTTGTGTTGGGATATTTGGGGAGATAATCCTCCATCTTTTTGGAATGATAAAACTAAACTTATGCGTGTAGTAACAACACACAAGGCAAGTCTATTTGATAAAGATCCTATATTTTATTCAAGGTTTGGTTATGCAAAGCATAGTATTTACAATAGTCCATGCTGCTCTAAGTGCAAGTATTATTGGGTAACACATGAGGGTAGAAATGCTTGAGTTTGGTATATTTTTAATTGTTTTTACTATAATAACTATACTATCAATAATCATTGTAAGATTAAAAAATGTAAACTTGCAATTAGTTATTGCAATAGATCAAGCAATTGCAGATATTGAAGTTTTGAGTTTGCGATCTAATGAAACGCCTACTGAAAAAGAACACCTTTTGTCATTTTTAAACGAAACTCGTGACATTGCATACAAATATATAGAGGAGGTTCATACTGCTTTATTAGAATATAAAGAAGAAATTGAGTATGATTTAAATAATCCAAGTGAACTATCTATACATAGACTTAAAAATGCTTTTAAAAAGTTAGAAAAAATATATCCAAAGGACATTCCAAATGATTAATGCAAGAGGAATACCTACAGCAAACTGCCCTGAATGTGGATGCGATCTTTTAAAGGTTAATGTAAAAATTGATCCAATAGATTATGAGATAGGGCTATATACATTGGACGGTGAGTGTGCTAAATGTGGTGCCTTGGTTACTGTTGCCACCCCACTTGACCATCCTGATTTTCAAAAAGGAGAAAAATGAAAGAGATTATATTCTCAGTTTTAACTGGTTTTGGCTGCGGTTTGGTGTTTGCAATCTTTAAACTACCAGTTCCAGCGCCACCAGTGTTTGCTGGAGTTGCTGGTATAATTGGACTATGGCTCGGATACGATGTCATAACAAGGTTCATATCCTAGGAGGAATAAAATGAATAACAAAATGAAGGCAGCACTTGATTATTATGTAAATGGTTTAGCCATTGCTGTAGGTGCATATGTTGTAAATAATGATGGAGAGATTACTTTAGAAGGCTTAGTTCTTTCAGCATTAATTGCAGTAGCAGGACCAGCAATCGTAGCGATCAATCCAAAGAATCCAGCATTCGGATTAATTGCTAAAACAGTTGACTCAGAACTTAAGAAGTTGGCTAAGAAGGCTGAAACAAAGAAGAAGGCTCCTGTAAAGAAGAAGTCTTCTGGTGGCGGTAAGCCATCACAAATGGCATAATAGCCTTATAAAAGGAATAGGGATGGGTTATTGACATCCCTATTTCCAATAAAAGTAAAAGGATAAAACGTGATAATTAAATATTATTGTTATCAAATTTTTAAAAAAATAAAAAAAGTTATTTTTTTTAAAAAGAAAAAAGACACAAATAGAGAGTTTATATACTAAATGATTATACTTGGAATTAATGAAACATCACATGATGCTTCTGTGTCTTTAATTAAAGATGGCGAAATACTATTTGCTGGTCATGCTGAAAGATATTCTAAAACCAAAAATGATTGGTATAACAATAAAGATATTTATGCCGATATGCTTAATTATGGAACTCCAACACACATAGCATACTATGAGCATCCTCAACTTAAAAGATCACGCATATTATTAAGAGGTGGGGCAGCAGAATGGAAGCCTAATATCCCTATAGATCTTCCAGTAAAATACTTTAGTCATCACTACTCCCACGCATGTGCTGGATATTATACAAGTAAGTTTAATGACGCAGTAATTGTTGTGCTAGATGCTATTGGCGAATACAATACTTCAACTATATGGGTTGGAGAAGGCAGCAAGATTAAGCCAATTAAAAAGTTTAACTACCCGTTTAGTTTTGGTTTATTTTACTCTGCATTTACTCAACTTGTAGGGTTGAAGCCAAATGAAGAAGAATATATTCTTATGGGGATGGCTGGGTATGGAGACCCTGAAAGATATTTCCACAAAGTAAAAGATTATTTCCCATCAATGTCTCAACAAAAATATAACTTTCATAAGGGCATTATTGATTGGGATGAGCCTATTGGACAACAGGAAAAATTTGATATTGCTGCTGCAGTTCAAAAAGTATATGAACAAAGGCTTATGGAATTTATGCGATATGCAAAAGCAAAAACAGGAAAAGAAAATCTTGTCTTTATGGGCGGGTGTGCACTTAACTGTTCTGCAAATACAAAGTTATGGGATATATTTAGTGATATTTGGATTATGCCAAACCCTGGCGATGCTGGAAGTTCTTTAGGCGCTGCAGCAGCCTTGTACGGTAAGCATTTAAATTGGCAATCACCTTATCTTGGCTACGATATTGGTGGAGATTACCCAGTTCAAAAAATTCTGGACGGTATATTTGAAGATGGAATCGTAGCAGTAGCAACAGGTAGAGCAGAATACGGTCCAAGAGCATTAGGAAACAGATCTATTTTGGCTGATCCAACAGATCCAGACATCAAGAATAAGGTTAATTTAATTAAAAAGAGAGAGTTATTCAGACCATTTGCCCCAGTAGTTATGGCAGAGCATGCATCAGAATGGTTTGATATGAATTATGAATCTCCGTATATGCAGTATGCTGTCAAATGCTTGAAGCCTGACCTAATACCATCAGTAGTTCATGTGGATGGTACTTCTCGTGTTCAAACAGTAACAAAAGATCAGCACCCTGGACTATATACTTTATTAGAAAAATTTTACTCAGTAACTGGTGTGCCTATATTATTAAATACAAGTTTAAATATTAAGGGGCAACCACTATTAAATGATATGAGTGATGTAAAGATTTTTAATGAAATTAATAGGTTTAATATAATAACATGACGAGTAATAGAAATCTTTCTGAGTTTGATAATCTGTTTTCACGATCCTTAAAGTCGATGGGTGGCAAAATTCAAGAA